CTCCTCGAGCCGACGATCACAGGGTGGCCTCGAAATCTTCGGAAGCACTGTCTATTGGAGAAAAGTTGGAGATGCTGGCGACTGAACAAGTTGCTAAGTCATTGAAATCATTGGCGCTCCCTAGGGGACTCTCGAACCCCTGTTTTCGCCGTGAGAGGGCGACGCTCAGGCTCGCCGCTGTCTCCAGCGTGTCCTCGACCGCGCGAGCTGTTGTGCATTGCGGGCGCGCGGCACCACATTCGTGTTGGCCCGTGCTGCGGCTCGAACAACGAGTCGCTCCCGATCGCGACCGCAGAATGGTCGGGTGATCTCGCCGAGCTGCATTCCCGGTGTCGCTCTCGCGCGCGTCCGCGCGTACGGTTTCCGAGAGCCTTAGAACGAACCTCTCGTGTGAGAAGATGTGTCATCTGCATGTCTGCCTATTTGGATAGAAGAACGCCCCGCAGCACCGGGACTCTGCGGGGCGTTCTACGTCTGAAAGAGCAGTTCACGCAAGCAGTGGCCTGGCCCTATCGCGTTTGGCTTTCAATCGGCCATCCATCTTCGCCGATGATGGGGCGCGGCTTGCCATGTAAATCCATGTAGCGCTTATCGTTGTTATGACACACCGCGCAGAGCGACTGCAGGGGCGCAGTAAGAAACCGGTTCCAGTCACCGCCATGCGGCGTGACGTGATCGGCCACCGTAGCCACGGTGACGATGCCGCGGTTGAGGCACAAGGCGCATAACGGTTCAGCCCTGAGCTGAGCGCGCCGGCGTCGACGCCAGCGTTCGAGCTCGTACCAACTGCGTGGGGGACTGAGATGAGGGTTCTTGCGTGGTGCTGACATAGGAACGCGCTAGGCTATCAAAGCCTCGACGTCTATGACCGGCGGCCGCAACGGCGCCACGCCGATCGCCATCGTCAGTGCCACCAGCCCATCGATCCTCCCAACCGATCGTTTCTTTGAGGGCTTACGGTTACCCGCGTCATCCAGCACAATCACGGTGTTGTTCACGCACATATTGAGCACGGGGTGACCGCCGTGAGCGAGCTGTCCCTCCAGAACGAGCTGCTCGAGGTCACGCAAAGCTGGACTCATGGACGCGACGCCCTGACCAAATTCAACAAAGTGATCCTTCACGAACGGTTCGGTGAAGCCGGCTTTAAGCAGCCACGGCAACAGGTGGCGCATGTTCCATCTATCGAATCCAATCTTTGAAATGTTGTGCCGCCGAAACACCCCGCGCAGATAATCAGCGACGAACTCATAGCTCACCGTTTTGCCCGGCGTCGTCTGCAAGTAACCACGCTCCCGCCAAAGATCATAAGGAATGTGATCAGTGGTAGCCCTCTCACGCAGCCCCTCTCCCGGCAGCCAGAAGGTCGGATGCACATGCCATTTTCCGTTACGCCAGCCGACCAACACGAGCGCCGTGAGATCGGCGACCTCACTGAGGTCGAGACCTCCGTAGACCATGAGACCGTCGAGTGAGCCTGCGGGCTCCGCACATGCTTTCCAGACCGCCGGCGACACGAACGCGTTGGTAGCTTCGATCCGCTGGTTCAAAATCAGATTTCTAAATTCAACCTCACGCGCCGGCATTCTCCGAGCGTCCGCTGCCATGGCCATCACTTCACGCGCATTCAAGAATGTCCCGAATGCTGGATTGGCGAGCCGGATCGTCGCCTCATCGAAGGGATCAAGATCAGTCGGCGCAGTGTAGAGCTTGACTACCGTATGCAGATCATGCCCAGCCAACGCGTCGTCAATCAGTATGGATAGGAGATCGGCATCAGTCGGAGCCTGCGTTGAGATGATAATGGAAAGCGGATTCTCCTGCGCGCCCGTCGCCGTCTCGAGCGCCTCATAGAGGGGAGAACGCGGACCACGAACCTGACCGAGCTCGTCGTGGATGATGAGACTGGGCGACAATCCATATGCAGTTGAAGCCTCCGCCGACAGCGCACGATAACGCGTACCCAGCTCCCGACAGATCAGCGACTTGGCAGTCTCCTGAATGGTGACCGTCCGTGCCAGATCCGGATTCAATCGCACCATCTTCGCCGCCAAGGAAAAGATGATGCCCGCCTGATCGCGTGATTGCGCCGCGGAGAACAGTTGCGAATTCGGTTTACTCCTGGCCGGCGGACCACAGCAATGCGCGAGCAGCAAACAGGCACTTAGCGTGGTCTTCGCATTTTTGCGCCCCATGCTGAAGATCGCACGCCGGGTCCCGTATGGATTATCGTAGACGAGGTGAATGAGGTCCTTTTGCCAGTCCTGCATCACCAACTTCTGCCCAACGAGCTTCCCCTCGGGCACAAAACACGTCTGTTCGACGAAGGCGATGATATCGGCGCCCGTGACCCTATCGTCTGCCGATTCTCGCTTCCGCCTAGGCACCAGCCTTGATCTCCCATGGTCTCAACTTCGCAGTTTGCTCGACCTGCGATCCAGCCGTCCGGGGCACAATCCGCGACCGCGGCGTGGCCCGCAGCTGGGCAAGGAGATGCGCCACGGTCTTGGCCATGGCGCCGTGGACGGCGGCGAGCTCGGCGGCGACCTCGGTGTCGTCCTGACCATCGGCCCGCAGCTGGCGTAGCCGCGCCTCCTGGCGTTCGGTGACGGCGACCTGCGCGGCGAGACGGCGGAGAACGAGCTGCCCCGCAGGGTCGAGCCAGTGTGCCGGTAAGGCGGCGGTCACCTCGCGCCACACCCGCTGCTCGAGGGAATCCAGGTTCGCCGGCGGTTCCGGACGGCCCTGTCCAGGGACGAGGGGCAGGACGGTGAGCGAGGATGCGGATTTCCGACCACGTGGCATGGGCAAGCCCCATTCACGCCTATGCTAGCACAACCGCAAGACCTTGTGTCGAGGATCCCCCACGACCACGATAGGTGGGGGGAATGGCACGGGCAAGCGCCTAAATCGATTCTGGAGGCGCTGGGAGATCGGGGCTTAGACCGGGGCCGTTAAACACGCCTACGGCCATCCTACGGGCCCGCAGCTCAGTCGGAGTCCCGGCTCGCCTCAGAATTCGAGCACTTTAGCTCAGGCGGCCCTCGCGCGCGCCGCGGGCAATGACCATCAGTTTTTTTGAAACCGCCCCCCCGGCCCTTCAAATCCGAACCCGACACCGTGTCAGATGGATGCTCCAAGTCGGGAGGGGGCGTCCCAAAAATTCGCGGCGGCCGGCCCGGAAGGTGTTTCTCGACCTGGTTTCGAGCGTTGATCCGGCCCATTTCAAGCAGAGCGACGTCGACTTGCTTTGCCAGTATGCGGCCGCTCGACCTTGGCCTTCTCGCGCCGGCTCTGTGGGGAAAGCCGCAAGCGCAGCGCCAAGTCCTTCATTGTCCTGGTCCCTTGCCGCCACGCTGCTAGCCACCGGGCATTGGGCGGGCCTTCGCCCCTCTGCAGCTCAGCCGCAGCCCGCTCGGCCATAACCTGGGCCTCGCAATACCTGACATGGGATGAGAGGTTCCGGCTTGAGCGCTTTGGCCGCCTCTGAGATCAGGCCCGCGGCCGTGCGGCTCTACGCTCGCAGCGTCGAGATCGAGATTGAGGTCGAGGATATGATGGCCGACGGCGACCATATGACGACCGAGGAGCTGTCGGCGTGGTCGGACCGCCTGCTGCATGACGACGACTTCGACCTCGAGGCCGAAGAGCGCAAGACCAAAACTGCTATCCTAGCAAAGCATCCGGAGTACCAGTACCAGTACGTGCTTGGCAAGCAATTGCGGCTCGGCCCGGATGACATCAATCCACTCGACGTCGACTTCGATCAGGAATGGGAGAGCGCTGATGATTCCCCGTATCGAGGTCTGGAAGCGAGCGATCCAGCTCCGGCATCACCTGTCCGTCGCGCACTTCGACTGGCTATGCTGGTGGCGGCGCCCAGCGCAGTTGAAGGTGGTCTCTGAGGCTGGGGAGTAAGCCGGGCCCCTTCGGACATCCGCCTGGCTACTGAGCGGCGACGCGAACGGCGCTCCGCATAGTTCGATGGCCAGGGAAAGCGTTGGTCCGAAAGATAACCATCCGCCGGTTCCCTCAAGGGCAGTGGAAGGCAGTGGAAGCCTTTCGCTCAAAAATTCAACTTATGCCGACGAGACGGGTATAAGTACCACGGGCAGTGGTGCTCAGTGGAATATATCTCCTAAATTTTCTATGCCCTCCTCGCGCGCGCGGGCTTCTTGCAAAATGAAGACCGATCCAAGGAAAATTTGGCGAATAAAATCCACTGACCTTCACTGACCGGCCCCGCCGGCCAACCCCTCCAAAACAGGCGCTCGCTTACGTCAAGACCGAGCCTTCTTCTCCGCGGCGGCGATCCGCTTCCCAGGGGGCAAGTCGGCCCGCACGTAGATGGCCAGGCGGCGACTCTTGCATTTCCAGAGCCGGTCTTGTGCGTCGGAGTTGGGCACCGCCGTGTAGCCGCAGCGCTCGAGCCGGTGCGGGAGCGAACGGCGGTTGCCTCGGTTCATCAACCACACGGCGGCGTCGCCGGTCGCCTCAGCGATAAGCTCCGGCACCGTCAAGGCGTCGGGGTTTTTGAGCGCGTCGATGATATCCGCGAGCTCGGCGTCCTCCGGCGGCACGTTGACGTTCACGATCTCCCAGAAGGTTGACGTCTTCGGCGGCGGCGCTTTCGGGTCGAAGCTGGAGAGATCGTACTCATTGAGGTAGGCCGCGACGTGCTCGAAGCCGCCGTTGCGGTAGTAAGCCCACAACTTGTTCCAGTAATCCAGCGGAAAATCATTTTGCTTGTGGTCAGACCAGGCGACGTAGTGGCGACGATCGTTACGCGGCAGATAGAGACCATCGGTTTTGTGGTTGGTGGTGATGATGAGCCCGAGCACGTTCGGCACGTAGTGCTCGGGGATGTTCTTCTCGTCGACGCGCAGCACGTCGGGAGGAGCGGCGGCGTAGTTCTTCGTACGGTCATAGAAACTGAAGCGATCGAATTCACCGAGATCGTGCGCTTCGCTGACGCGTACGATGACGGCCTTGGCGTAAGCATTGAAGCGGCCGAGTATGTCTTTCGGTGTGACGTCCTGAAAATTCCACCGACCGACCGCCTCCTTCACGGGCTCCAGCAGCGTGTCCTTGCCGATGCCTTGCTCGCCGCTGCCGAGCACGAGCGCATGATTGATCTTGTCCCCCGGGCGCTGCACCCGATGCGCTAACCATTTGATGATGTGGGTGGCATCATTAGGATAAATCTTGTGGACGTGGTCGAGCCAGGGACCGGCTTTGGTTGCGTCGCCGAATTCGATGCGCGACGGCCGATAGAGGTTGAAGCAACTCACTCCTTTGCGTTCGATCCAACCTCCGTTCGAAATCAACCGATCCAAAATTTGCAGCGGCAGACCGGGGGCCCAGGTCATCGTTTCGACCGGCCGGTTCTTATCGAGCCACTTGTTTGCAGGTTCGTAGACAGGCTTGCCGTTCTTGTCGCGCTTGGGAGTTCCGTTTTTGTTGAGCACCGGCATGGGCGGCAGGCGCGCGTTGACGCTTTTAGCGGTCCAGAAGTCGCGACAAGGAATGTACAGGTAGCAAGCCCCGCTCTTGTTCATGACCGAATAGAAGTTGTTGAGGTTGACGCCGGTCGGGTCGCCTTCGTCGTTGACCGACGCGGGGTTGATCACCGTTGCGGAGAACGTTTTCTTCTTAGGCATTGCCGTTCTCTGGCATAATG